AATATCCAGGACGGCGCTGTTGGCACTGACGAGATAGCGAACGATTCCGTAACAACCGAAAAGCTCCATGATGAAGCAGTCACAGAGAGTAAATTAGCAGAACATGCAGTTACTTCAAGCATCCTTGGAAATGGAGCTGTAGAAAGAGTCAATATCCAGGACGGCGCTGTTGGCACTGACGAGATAGCGAACGATTCCGTAACAACCGAAAAGCTCCATGATGAAGCAGTCACAGAGAGTAAATTAGCAGAACATGCAGTTACTTCAAGCATCCTTGGAAATGGAGCTGTAGAAAGAGTCAATATCCAGGATGGTGCTGTTGGCTCTAATGAAATTGAGAACAATGCCATTACTATCGAAAAGATTGCTCAGGCTGTTTGGGACAAACTCAAAGATGAGTATCTCAGGCTGGATGGAGGCAACAGCATGAAGAATACTCTTGATATGGGTGGTAATAGCATAGATAGAGTCAATAGTATTGAGTCTAATAGTAGTTCTCCTGTTTTTATTAATCTAAGAAATGCTGAAGTTACAATAGGTGCTAATGACGACGAAGATCAAGGTGTATCTGTTCCCCAATGGGTAACTATTTGGAGAGACACTTCTTTCTATGGTAATGTAGAGGCAGCAGGCTTCAAAACCCACGACCGTTCAAAGCTTGGTCTCCTTAATAACAATGGAGGAGTAGCCAAGCCTTTGAATAGCGGTGAAATTCAGCAGTGTTTTTTAGTAGCATTTGGTTAATCTAAATAGTTATAAATATGAGTAACGAAACATATAACAGTTATCTTGACGCAGAGGGACTTGCATTGGTTCTTTCTGGTATCAGAGATAAGATAAACGCAGCAGCGAAAGGAATTACAAACACAAAAGGCAAAGCGAATGGTATTGCCTCACTTGATGCTGGCGGTAATGTCCCTCTCTCTCAGTTGGGCAACCTTGACACTACCTTCTTTGAGGTTGTAACAGAACTCCCTACTGATATTCGCAATATCAAAAAGCATATCTATATCCTCAAGGGCAACAAGGATGGCGATAACAATAAATACGCAGAATACATCTACACAGGTGACCTGACAGACGCAGGCGATTTAGCTGGAGATGTTGATGCAACAAAATGGGAGAAACTTGGTGACTTCGTTCCTACTTTCGACCTTCAAGAGTATGTCAAAAAGGCTGGGGCTGTGGCTAAGTTGAAATTTTACGATCCAGTTTGGAATGATGCATGGGATGGCGATTATGATCAACCATCTGAAACAGCTATCAGAATTGGGTTTGCCGATGGTTCACACCAATATCTTGTTGTCCCTAAAGCCACAGCACCAACAAACGCATCACGTTCTAATTCCGAGTCAAGTGACGAAAGAGACAAACCTTTTATATCTCCTGGTAGCGCTGGCTTTATGTCACCTTCCGACAAGGGTAAACTTGACAAGATAGACCTCAATGCCCTTACTGCATCCATCAACGCTGCTAATACCGCTGCCAATAACACAAACAAAGCTACTACTGGCGCAGAGAAAGTCAATGCATCTATCACGGAAGGAAATATCTTTGAGGTAACAGATAGAACTGGAGCAAAAAAAACATTAGACCTCAATATTACTGCTGAGGGAAGTGTAGATAATGCTGTAGGAACTCCTTCTGTAGAGATAAATCAATCTGTAGAAAACAACAAACAAAAACTTTCTTTCAACTTTAAGAATATAAAAGGCGAAAAGGGAGATATTGGTGATAAGGGAGAATCTTTTACCTATGACGACTTTACCCCAGAGCAGCTAAAAGCTTTGCAGGACAAAGTAGTAGAAAGCTCCAAGGAAGTAGCTATGGTAGAGGTTAATAAATATACCGACTTAGTTAAGTTACCTAACATAGAAATTCCCGTAAGTGGTGATACTGTTACACTTGAACCAAATAAGGTTTATAATATAGCTATTGGAGAATCTCTCACTCTTGTATTAGCACCTCCAACAGATACTACAATAACCAACGAATATCAAGGTAGCTTTGACACAGGAGTTACTGCACCGACAGTAACTTTTCCATCAAACGTAATTTGGGCAGAAACACCATCGGTGGAGGCTAACACGCATTACGAATTTAATATCAGATATACAGGCGGCAAGTACTATGGGCTTGTGCAGACTTGGGAAATTGGATGGAGGGGAGCGTATGAGAACAAATAGGAGAAGAATGAAGTTCCCTGTTGATATGAATGTAGAGTATATAATGACTAACGGCAAGCAGTTTATCTTAACGGACTGGATTCCACTAATAGATACGAAGATTGAAATGTATTTCCACGTAAAGGATGCATTATATAAAGATGGTTTGAATAATATAATTTTTTATTCTATAGGAGAAAATAATATAATTTTCTCTATTAATAACGGAGACTTGCCTAATGAGTTGAATACACTATATTTATGGAATAATAAGGCATTTCGTGCTGGTGGTGAGATAAAAAGTATATATATAAAAGACTATATGGATACACAAACTCCTCTGCTTTTATATATGAGTAAAGATTCATTTGGATACTACAAAGATAATGTCTTTACAAAGAAACAATTGAGTCTGCGTACACAACCTTGCACTACTCCGTTAAAGTTATTCACAAAATCCGCCACAGACTGTTATAATCGAGCAAAACTCTATATCTATGGCATTCAGTGTTGGAACAACGGCATATTGGAAAGAGACTTCGTGCCAGCTAAGAAGAATGATATCTATGGCTTGTATGACAAGGTGAACAAGAAGTTTTGGCGTTCATGTTCTGGAGTTGACTTTTTAGGTAAGGACAAATAAAGAATTAAATTATGAAAAGATGGATTAAGAATGGTGTCTTTGCATCCGACACCATAGAGTTAAACGGATGCGTGGTGTGTAACCCAACAGAGGATATGCTGCGACAGGCTGGATACAAGGAATATCAAGAGCCTGTACCTACGGAGGAAGAAAAGTTGAATACAGCTAAACAAAACAAGATATATGAGATTGAGCAGTATGACACTTCTTCCAAAGTAAATTCCTTTACTTTGAATGGTAAAGAACGCTGGCTTAAAAGTGACTTACGAAGAAGTCTATCATACTCCACCAACATACTCAAAGAGGATGGAGAAAAGACCGTTGACATCTGGTTTGATACAGAGTGTGAAACAATGGATATTGACAACGCTTTGTATATGTTGAAAGATCTGGAAGTCTATGCCAAGCAGACAAACAACGTAACACATCATCATAAGGCAGAAGTGATGGCTCTTACCTCAATAAAAGACGTTGAGGCTTATGATGTAACGAAGGGTTATCCCGAAAAATTAGTATTTTCATTTTAACCCATCCATACTCGCTTGCATCAGCTTCCCATGCAGATAGCACACTTCTTCTCCATACATATCAAGGAGGAAACAGCCTGCTATATGCTGAACAACATGAAGCATTTCATGTCCGATACTATTGATGCACTCAGGGTACGATGAGGCTTCCCCTATAACGACAACACTTTTTCTTTTGTCTATATTAGAGTAGGTAAGCCCTTTATTCAGCTCACCTTTGAGCATAAGATTACAAGCATCTTCGAGAGGTACGCCATGACAGCCCAACTCACGAAGATGCTTTCTTATTCTCATTGCGTCATTCCTGCCGGCATGATAACAAACACGAATAGTCCAGTCATACTGCTCTAAGTAAATTTCCTGTTCCCTCATAATATCTCATCCCAAGGAATACCTACCCCATTATGAGCGCAGTCAGCATAGAAGCGATTGAAGATAAAACCATCCTGTTGATCTTCATCATCAACATAGTCTTTTACAAACTTGGCAAGAGATTTCTCATCCATTATAGAACTCCCGTAGAAGTCTGCCACACACATATTGGCAATATAACAGGCATCATGGCCGATGTTGTTCTCTAACTCAACATCGTGTTTTCTCAGCAGTTCTTCTACACTCTCGCTGCTCATTGCCTTAATGCGTTTCCCGTTCTTTTTCATCTGAGCCACTGCCCACTCGCACATTTTCTTGTTGAAGTGCCAGCCGTTGTGTCTCAGATATGCAACCATTTCTTTCGGTTTGTAATCATACGCATCAAGCGATTCTCTATATTTTGTAGCCATAATCGTCTAAAATTTAAATGGGTCTGGCTCCGACATTTATGTCGTGACCAAACCCACATAGTTAGTTATTATTATTCCTCCCAGTCTTGGTAGTCACGTTTCTCTCTGCGCTCACGACCGTCACGCATTTCTTCATCGTAGTCGTCGTATTCACGCATGCCACTTCTACCACGACCTCTGTAGTCCGGCATACGGCTTCTTTCTCCGTATCTGCCACGGCTGTCACGTTTCATTTCGCTCAGGCAATTCATAGCCTTATCGAAGTAACGCAAGCCTTTCTCTACGTTTTCGTACAAGCCATCAAACTTGTCCTCTTTAATCTCAATCATTACCATAATCATAAGATTTTAAATGAATAGGTAGGAGATTACTTGCTCATGGTCTGCTGAAGCCATCCCATCATCTTGTCAATCTTGCCCTCAATGCCTGAAACCTTACCTTCCAGTTTGTTGATTTTCTCGGTCTGTTCCTTCTCCTTGGCTATCTGGGGGTTGAGTTGCTGTAGCATTCCCTCGCAAGAATCAACGACCCTCTTGTGGTAATCTACACTCTCCAGTATCGCCTTGGATTGTCTCAGCATTGCATCGACCTCAGCACTCATAGCATCCTTGCTGTCGCTCACGACAAGATTCTTGTCGTTTGCTATCTGCCCATTGGCAGGCAACTGCTTGAAATCCACCTCCTCGTCATTCAGCTTCACCTTCACGTCCACCACAGTCTCCATAGGTTGAGGAGTAAAGCCGTTGTTGAAGGATGGGTATCTCGTCTGAGGGTTGCTTACTGAAACCACCTGACCGATTCGCAAGTTAGGATTCTCGCCCTTGTCGAGTACATAAAATAAGGAATTAGTTCTTAAACCTTGAAACATAATGTAATCTCCTATTATCTATTCTTGTTAAACAATACCCGTCATAAGTTGAAGGGTGTTAGTGTCTCTCTCAAACCAGAGTTGAACCACTCCAGTCCCAGGCACGTCTGCAACCGTCAATGCTTCACCATTGAATTTGGTTACAGCCTGTGTTGATCCGTTGGTCTCGAAAAGGATAGGCAGCGTACCAGTCGTTCCTGTCGGAATAGCCTGCATCAGGTTCACGAAAATCGTTCCTCTGTAGTTGGCATTCACGAAGGCGTGGTTTTTAAAGGTGAACACCACATCGGCAGTATTCACCTTCACGCCAGTAGAAGCGATAGCTGCCGAACCATTACGATTCACCCATGTGTAAGGTCTTAACCATAACATAGCGGCCTCCTTTCTTTAACCCCAGAATCCTGCATTGTTGGCAGCATTCAAACCATACTGATAAGCCACGCAGTTAGGAATGGCCTGGAATGGCTGATATGGTACAGTCACCGTATTCGGCTGGGCGCATTTGATTGCGTTGACTTCACTCTGCAAACCAGCCAAAGCAGCATTTACAGGCGCAAGTGATTGACCGATAATCTGAGAAGTCATAGCAGAAGACTTGAATGTGCTGTTCTCCTCACGGAGTGCATCAATCTTGTTCTGCATTTCTCTGAACTCGGCTTGCTTCTGACCATCAACGATAGTCTGTGTACTTTCCTTGATAGCATTATGCAAGTCGCAAGTCTGCTGCTGAGTAGCATAAGCGAGAGAGGAAGCTGCACGCTCCTGACCTACAGCCACGTTGTTGATGGCATTCTGTAAAGTACCAGTCTGCTGACAGATAGCCAGGCGGTTCTCGCAGCAGCAGTTGGCAATCTGTTGAGCAATCTGCATATTACCCTGTTGCAAAGCGTTGATGGTCTGCATACCGCTCATACCTACCTGATTACCTACATTCTGAACCTGAGAAGTCAAAGCAGAGATGGCACTCTGAATCTGACCTTCGGTGCAGTTCAACTGAGTAGCCAAGTTGCTGAGTGCATTGCGGTTGCCACCGATGGCATCCATCAGGAGACTACGACCATAGTCATTGTTAATCTCGTTAGCAAGACCACCACGGCCATTGTTGCCGAAGCCACCCCAGCCATTACCGCCCCAACCCATAAGGAAGAAGAGGAAGATAACCCACATGAACCAGCCGCCTTCACCGCCGAAGCCATTGTTGCCCTTCATGGCGAGAAGCACATTTGGATCCACACCCTGCTTCTGGAGCAGAGGAGCAAGAAGTCCAAGCATTCCGTTTGAACCTCCGTTTTGGTTTTCACCAAAGATGTATGTCTTAGATTCTGACATAATAAATGATAGATTAATCGTTTCGTTCACTATTGAACTTGGTGCAAAGTTACAAAGAACTTCACCCCTTTCCTAACTATGCTCAAAATAAAATTTTCTCCCTATAATCCACTGTTAATCAGTATTTTATATTGAGCCATTTCATGCTCATTTATTTAGTAAAAGTCTAAACTACAAAGAAATCACCCCAAATATGGTACAACCTATCATTATTTTCGCTACCTTTGCATAAAAATAAAACTTATAGCATATGGAAACAATTATTTCGGTTATTATATTCGCGGTCCTGTTTATTTTATCCTGCCTATCATTGTATCGTGTATGTACAGTAGGTAAAACAAGTGGTGCAATAGTTCCTAAAAAAGAAATGTATGATATGCACTTCGCTCCGAAAATAAGAAGACAGCATGTACGTTTGTTAGCCTTGCTATTTTTTGGAATGGTACTTGTTGTTGTATATTATTTTATGCCAACTAAGTTAGGCAATTACGTTTTCATAGAAAGGGATTTTCCTAATCACAAGCAAACCATTCATTCGAATAGCTCATGCCCTTTAATCAAAAAAGGATATAGTGTAAACGAAGTACACTACTATACATATACGCCTTACGTTGATTGCTTCTGTTATAGATGTTTCTATGAGTCAGATGCCATCAAATTAACTAAAGGAGAAAAATAAGGAGTGAGCATTAAGCCCACTCCTTTCTTATTTTAGTTCAACTTGTCGAGTTCATTCACTGCCCTCATCATAATATAATCAATATTCTGGTTGGCAAAGTTGATACTCTCTGCATCGTTCGACTTGTTGCGTAGTTCCTTCCACTTCTTCATTTCCTTGGTAGCCGTTTCTATAACATTCATCTTCTCAGCTCCCTTTGATTGCTTAAACTTGTAGTAGTCGCCATAATTCTTAACCAGCTCATCCAAAGGAACTTTCTTTGACTTCAAGCGTTTAGCATTCGCTATCATCTTTTCAGTCTCATCCAAGTAGTTATACCACTTACTCTTGGTTCTTTGAAGGCTTGTCTGCTCGCTTGGCGTATAGAACAGGGAGCGCACAAAAGGAATATCCTTTGTTTCTGTGTCCTTTCCTTTCTTAACAAGTCCTCCGACTCTCTCCATAAAGGTGGCAGCACCTCCAAGATAACTACTATATAAGTGCTGCAGCAAAGATGGATCTGTCGCAGCATCAAGGAAATCGTTTCCCTTCATGTTCTCATTTCCAGGAGCTACATCGTTCGACCATGCGTTTGCTTTCTTGTTGATGTTGATGAGCCATTCTGGTGTACCCTTGTAGGCCAGCATCCAAGATGGCTGGTTCTCGTCAAACTTATTCTCTCTATGGATAGGAGCACCCTTCCAGTCTGAGTTAAAGAACCATTCAAAGATAGGAGAAGTTGCAGATGGAGCAATGGCTTTGATGGTCTCCTCTCCAGGGTTCTTACCGAATGAGGCGTTTCCAAGATAATCAGCCACGGGAACCAGTTGAGACATACATCCTACAGCATCCAGTGCAGGGTTCTTCTGCCCGCTTATATTCTTCGAGAAAGTAAGACCAGCCGCCAAGTCACCCAGACCATAGAAAGCCCTTTCCTCAATAGCAAGCGGAATAGTGATAAACTCGCCACCTCCTACGTAGATACAGAGATTGTTTCTTCTGATATAGTCAGGCAGCTCTCCGTATGGGTCCTTCACTCCCTTTCTGTCCTTTTCATCCTCACTGGCGATAAGCATATTGTTGATAAGAGCCATAGCCATACCACTCATCATAGGACCGGCCATGATATAGCCTATCGTTCCAGCCTTGTTGTTCTTGAAGTTCTTAATCAGGAGGTTGGTACTCTGCACTCCTGCATTAAAGAACATTGACGAGTTTCTAAACCAAGAAGCCAAGAAACCATAGACATTCTTTCTTGCAGTCTTAGCATTACTCATCTCTCCGTTCTTGAACGAATAGATGGCATTACCCGAACCATGTCGGTTAAAGTTGACAGAAACCTCCTTGGCATCATAAGCAGAGCGAACAGTCGAACGACCAGCGTCGCGGCTCGCGCAATAAGTAGCAAAGCGAGCCAAGTTCTCTGCAACCTCGTTGGCGTTCTCCAAATTCTTGAAGATAAAATCAAAGACATTCTTTGATACCCTGGCCTTGCCGTTCTTCTCTGTCTTTACATGAAGTTTGTACTCGGCAGTAAGGTCTTTCATGTTCTTTATCTGAACCCAGCCAGTCTCACCGCCGTTCTCCATGAACTCCTTGAAGTATCTCTGAATCTTATCGGAAGTGTCGAGTGTGCCGTTTCTGTACTTAGAGAACAAGCCGAAGCCTGTCATTTTCTTAAAATCACTCAGCTTAGTGTTTCTGATACCCTCGATAAGTCCTACCTGCGCATAATACTTTTCGAAAGTCTTGGTGTATGCCATACCTTCCTTGGCAAGCAAGTTGGTAGAAGCAAACTCAAAATCTCGTATCATATTACGCATCACGAACTCTGGATTATATGAAGTACAGGTTTGAGCCATGAATCTTGATATGGCGGCAGTAGTTCGTCCTACCAATGACTCGTTCTTGTGCTCCAGCATTCCGTTCAGAGCCTGCGCTGCTCTTGGGTTACCTAAGATAACGAAGCTGTGCTTCTTGCCTGCAATCATCACGTCCACGATATGCTGCGACTTGTCTTTTGCACGTTCAAAACGGTAACCAATATTCCCCCTGTCAAACTTCTTTGTAGCAAGACCTTGCGCTTTCAGCATAGCCATATCGGTGTCGAAGTCCGATACTATCTGATTAATCTCGTCAGCTGTAGCACCCTCAGGAATGTCTGGATAACGTTCCTCTACAATTCCTGTTGTGGGGTCTTTCACATACCATACACTCGTCTCCTTGATAAGGTTGTTGCCAGAGTGGTTTCTCGCAAATCTCGCAAAGGCCTGTTTAATAGCATTATCGCCTCCGTTCTTGATAGCTCTGTTGCCTAAGGCTCCTATCTGAGCCAGTATGTTGGTCTCGCTAAGATACTTGTGTCCTCTTGCCTTTGCAAGGGTGCTTCCTATGCGGTTCTTCGGGTCTCCGATTTCTGTGATATAACCATATACATCCTCAGCCGTTGTCTCGTCATAGTTTCTCAGTGGAACGTACCAGTCAAACATCTTCGATACGTGTCCGTGCAGGTCTCTGTCTATAATGCCGTTATTATAGTCTGAGTCTACCGAATATCTGGTAGCCGCTCTTACTTTATCCCAATAGTCTCTTACTGAGCCAGCCTTTACCGATTCCATCTTTGCTTCTGAGTCCATCACACTCTGTATGGCCTCTCCGTCATTGTATGGATCTTTCATACTTATGATGTCCTGCACACCGTGCATACCCGAATAGTCGTGTTCTCCAGCCTCGTAGTCCTTGTTCACATTATCGCGTATCCACTCGTCCATCTTCTCGTAGTAACGTTTCAGGTCGATGATTCCGCTCTTTAGCTGGTTGCCCAAATCCTCCTTCTTGGCACCCCATTCGCTCTGCAGCTTCTCTGCGTCTGCCTTGGTGCTGTCATCCATACGAAGCTTTCTCACAGCATCACGCACAAAGAGCACTCTGTTTCGCTCCAAGCCGTGCTTGGTAATCATATAGAGATTGAAGTTTCTTATCTTGTCGTTTGTCTTTTTGCCTTCAAAGGCATCGAGTACTCCAGCCATAGCTTTCTCCAAAGGACTCATGATGTTTATCTCGAACATCTTGGCCGCATCGCTCATCGCGCCCTGCATGACGTTCTGAAGTATGTAGGGATTTTCCGAAGAAGCTATATCCTCAATCTTCTTGTCTGGCACAATGGCATTCATCAGCTTCTTCAAGGAAAGCATATTGTCCATATAACTCTCTGTAGCCATGTAGCCGTGCTCATCCAGCGAACGGTGGTATCTGTCAAGGGCAGTAGCTGCAGTTGGGGTAGTACGGAAATGAATCTGTCCGTCTGTAGCCTCCTGATAATCTGCCTTTGGTAAGTCTGCCAGAGAACGAGCCTTGCCATCATTTTCGTAGAACACGCCATCACGGGAAACCACACTCCGAATATCCTCATGGTCGAGACGGTATTTCACCGCCTCGGCTCTCATCTTCCAGTATGGGTCGTTAGGATTCTTCTGCAAGTTCTTGCTCAACCAAAGGAGATATTTCACGTCCTTGGTGTTTGGGGCAATACGATAGCCTATCTCATGCAGAAAATCAGTAACCTTGTTTCTGATGTTGTTCCAGAATCCAGCTTCTCCCTTGCCATCCTCGGCGAGTCGGGCGATACCTTCCTCAATGGCATCGTAGATATTCATAGGGTTGAACTTTCTCTCCTCATCCACCAGCTTCTTCAAAGCCGCATTCTCTGGCTTACCCAAGTCGTACCATACATCACGAAGGAACTTCTCGAATCGCTCTTCACCGAAAAGTTCTCTCATTCCCTTGTGTCCTACAACCTCATGCCAGATAGTCTTCTCGGCAGTATATCTGTCGTGGATATTTGGCATATAAAGATGCACCTCGCCAGTATTCTCATCATACCAGCCAGTAATATTTCTGCCTTCCTCAATAGCTGCCTTTGCTGCCTTGTTGGTGATTTCATCAACCGATGAAACCATCTTTACCTTGCCGCCAGTCTTCTGAGCTATTCTTTCGATGTGGTTGTTGACTGCTGAGGATGGGCTATCAGATAGTTCTTCACCCATACGTTCAGCACTTGGTCTTCCGTGGCGTGACCGAAGTGAAGATACCTCGCCAGGTCGTACTGAGCCTCCACGTCCTTCTTGATTAGAAGTAGAGTCCCAATAATGCCCGTTTCGTCCATTCCAACCTGCTTCAAGAGCTGAATCAATATCTCTTGGATTTCTGATAGTTTCTTTGTTGATTCCATCTTTGATATAATTAATTAATTCTTCATTCCCATCAATAGGGATTTTCTGATAAACGTTATAATCATTGTATTTATTGTATTTGAATACATAAAAATTATCAGAAGTGTACTCATAATTAACTTTTCCACGCTTATAATTCTTATGTGAAGAGTCAATGGTGTGAGCCAATACCGCATATTCATCCTTTGGTAATTCTATCTCCTGAGGGTCTTCCTCACGGAAGTGGGTGCCTTCATCCTCAGAAGTCTTGCGCTCCTCCTGCACCTTCACGCCCATCTTCGAGAGTCGGTCCAGTACTGGCTTCAACTGCTCTGGCTTAAATTCAGCAAGCATATTGTTTCCCCTGGTTTCAAAATTGTTGCCATCAACCAGCTTCAGCAAATCTTCGTCCATGAAGTACTTGCCGCCCTTCGCTTTGCTCTTTGGTACACGAAGCTCGAAGTAGTAGCCACGATAGTTGTCTATGCGCTTCACCTTTACTTCACCATCCGATGAAGTAACCTCGTCAATACCTCCGTGCCATGATGAAAGTTCAAACTTATCAGCCACGCTGTTGATAGGCGCATCCGTAGTCAAGCCCTTAGGGTCGAATCGGTCTGGCATCAAGATACCAGTCTTCACCTCGCCAGTATCAGTAGTGTACTTCACCAACTGACCGCCCAAGCCCTGATCCTTACTGTCAACCAAGGCCTGCATCAGATTACCTGTCACGATATAACCATCCTTGCGGCTCTCGTTGCTGGTCAGTCTATCCCAATTCTTAAGGTCTTGATCCAATACCTTGATATGGTTATCGCCCATACCGGCAGCCTGCTTGGTCATGCGGTCGATAGAACCGATAATATCCACCTTGTTTTCACCAGAACCCACCTTGCCGGCAATAGGGAAAGTAATCTTTCTTCTGCCATCCAAGGTAGCGAATGAAACCGTAGAGGCGTTAGGCGAGTAGTTATCAGTAATCTTGATGTCAATGAGTCTACCGTAACTATTGCCGAATCCGCTCAACTCGTTAGGGTTATTCATATCTGTAGGCAGAACGAAAGTCTGGTTGGTATCGAAGGTATCAAGCACACGCTCAAACATTTCAGCCTTGGCTTTCAGGTTCTTCATCACATCGTTCAGCTTATCTTTCTCCTGCTTGTAGATGTTGTCATACTGATAGCCAGCCATCTTCTCAATCTGCTCATCGCTCATGCCCGATTTCTCCTGACCCTTCTTGCCATCCTTGATATACTTCTCCTTGGCCTTGGTTGCAGCCTTCACTGCACGATCCTCATACTTCTGAGTCTCGTCCGCAATCTTCTGGTCGAAGTACTCCTTCACGGCTGCCTTCTTCTCGGTCTTGTACTCATCCCAAGTCTTACCGCCAGTCAAACCATCCTGCGCAGCCTTCACCTCAGATGCCTTCATAGGCTTCTTCAAGATAGCCATGTTCACCTTTTCTATATAAGTATTGTCGGCAAAGGCATTATCGCCGCCCGGCTCTGCACCCTGCTTCCAAACTTCCTTGTGGAGAGTCTTAGCCTTCAAAGGCAGCTCGGTAATCTCCAGGTCGTTCTCACCCATTTCGTTGAGGCGTTGAATCTCGTTAGCGTAAAGCTCGCCTATCTCCAGCAACATCTTCTCCTGCTCAGAAACCTTTAGCAATGCCATTCTACCAAGTAACTTGCTTGCGTCGGCACCAGCTTCGCCATCACCAACACCGCCACCGCTTGCAACAAGAGTCTGTGGGTCGATTCTGGACAAATCATCGCCATTACTCTTTTCCCATCCGAATGGATCAGCCATACGTGCGTAAAGGTCAAGATGCTCTGCCATGTATTCCTTAACCACCTTATCACCATATTTATTGGTGATATCGGCAACTTCCATTTCGTTGAACTTGCTCTTCTGCGAAGAGGTAGTGTTGGCATCAAGTGACTTCAACTTAGCCTTAAACATCATTAATAATCGCTGCTCGGCAGGAATAAGAGAAACAACATATTCGTATGCACCTCTTGCAACCTGTCCTGTTCGGTCGATACGTCCACGCATCTGAACCTCATCATTCACGTCAAGCTGCTGCTGAGCCACGATCATCACACGCTTCTTCTGGTCCTTATACTTGCTCGAAGCATGAAGGGAAATACCAGTTGCTGCACTCTTGTTGAGAATAAGCGCATCAATCTTACCATCATTAAATTCTCTTGCCAGTTTCTTCTTGTCTGTGTCGGCACGTTTTACTTTGGTAACAGTTCCGTTGTCGTTATAAACAAACTCGGTCTGTCTACCGGTCAGCTCACCAACCTTATAGCCAGCCTTCTGCAGCTCGTTCTTGATAACATCAATAGGGGAAAGTGAAAGACCTGTACTTGTCTGCTCAATCTTCTTTTCCAGTTCGTGATAAGCCTCAACAGCCTCATCACCCAAATCCGAAAGCTTGATGTATCCGCTTTCACTATTATCCTTTGCATCCTTCTGGGTATAGCGAAGTGTACCTTCAAGACCCTTCTTCAAAGATGTACCCAAGTCTGGTGCGTCCATCTCCTCACCAAGCGCAAGGTTGTCAGTCTGAGATTCGTTGGTATTGTTCAACGCAATCACAGGCTTCATGCCCTGCTTCAAATAGTCGATGGCACGTTCTGCAGCAGACTTCGCTTTCAAGGAGAGAAGTACCTGCTGAACGGTATTGAATGCCTTGCTGGCAAATGGCTGGTTCTTAATTCCCAGGGCAGCCGTTCCCTTTTTGATTCCAATGGTAGACTGAATGGCAGCCAGCTCCTCATTACGCTCATCCACGTAACTTGAAACATATTTCTTTTGGAAATTGATAATATCATTAAACAATCCGATGATACTATCATACTGTTCTCGCTGCTCCTGCACTCGCTCAGGATCATCAATCGCCTTCCAGTCGATGGTTACGCCAGTCATATCTCGCTCACGGCGAATCATCTGACCGCATTGTGTCAATGTCTGGCTCATAATCTCCTGCAATGTTGCGCCACCACGCTTCACCGCATCAATTAAATCGGATGATTTCATTCCGCCCTCATTCATGGCAGTACGCAAAGCGTAGATAGGCATATTGTCTGGTCGCTTGGCAAAGGTAGCAGAGAAGAAGGTAACGTTCTTTGCCTTCTGAATAATGTGTTGGAAATAGTTGCCCTGACCGCTATTGCCACCAGCCGTATGGCTTTCGTCAAGGATAAGGTAAGCGTTATCCATCAGTTTCTCGATGGCATCACGTCTTCTTTGTCCGCTGAGAGCGGCAGCGCCGAATTTCTTACCCTTCGCAAGTTTCTTCTCTTTTCGGGCACCATTCTCGTCAAACTCGTAGACTCCGTTGCTTACTTGGCTATAGGTAGTCAATACATAATCGTATTCGTCTGGCAGTTTGCCGTTCTTTTCGATGTAATCAAGCACACGCTTCACCTCGCTCTTCGATGGCAAAGCAAATACCACTTTTCCGTCTGAGTCGGTAATGGCAGCTTCCTTGGCACTACCGAATACAAATGGTCTTAGGTCTGGGCTGCCAATATCCACCAAGTCACGGTAAACATCACTCAGCAATCCTGCTGTCTTGGTGAAATACACAGGAACCTGACCCTGCTTCTTGGCGTATCTGATAAGCGAAGCAGCCTGTCTTCCCTTACCGATACCAGTCATATCTCCAATGATAAAGGCGTTGCCCTTCTTTGCCTGCTGCAAGGCAAGGGCTACAGAGTCAACCTGCTCTGCGGCAAGATGAGAATACAAATCGTCCTTATCATTATAGCCCAGTTCGTCAACGAGGAACTGGTCGGCATCGCCCAACTTTTCAAGATTCTTATTAACCGCCTCCTGCTGATCGGCAGGCATAACAGCTTTCAGAGTGAATGGGTTTTCACTCTTAGGGGCGTAAGTAACTTTCTCGGTGCTTAGTCCACGTACGGATTTGTCCACCCGCTGTAATTGTCCCCGTGGTCCGCTTCCGCTCCCGGCGTTGGTAGATTCATCAGTACTTGGCTGAGCGTCATTCCGTCCAGCTCCTCCTGATCCATTTCCTCGCTGCTCATTGGTTCCAGCGGTTGGTTCTTTGCTTGGAGAAGGCTCTGTCCCTGTTCCGTCTGCTCTACTATCTCCATTAGGAAGTTCTCCATCTTGTCTTGGCTCGGTTCCTCGTTGATTTTCCAAGTCATCATGGGTTCCTGATACGGTAGCGGAGTCAAATAGGTCAGGCTCTCGCTCACCATTTGGTTTGCTTCCTCCTCGTTCTCCTGCTCGTACTCTCTCTTTAGGAGTATCAGCAGAGCCTTGTTTATCAAGTTCTGGTTGAGCACTTCTTGTTTCTCCTCCGATGGAAGAATCCATCCGTTCACCTCGTAGTATATCATCTTCAATTCGTTTATAAAGTTCGTCATAATCTTTCACGGTCTCCGCTCTTGCCTTATCCTTCACTGGTGGAAAAGCATTCTCGTCCAAGCGTCTTCCGTTTATTAATATAATACGTGTAGGATAAGAAGTTCCCTGCTTTGCATAGAGACTACCATCCACATTAATCACGTCCTCCACATTATAGTGGCTATAGAGATAACCAAGGAAAGCCTTATCCTTCGGATTCAGACTTCCGTTCTTGGCGTATTCCGTCTTGCCGCCTATAATGATGGCAGCACGACCATCGTCCTTCATGCTCTCCAAGGCATTGATAGCCATCTGTCCTTCCAAGGAAGAAATCTTATAGCCGTCATACTCCTTAGGGGTAGCACTACCAAATGGTGGATTTGTTACCACCACGTCAACGTCCTTGTCTGCAAAAGGCTGGGTTCCGTCCTGACTGGTCACGTTCTTGAAGCCCTGTCTTCTCAGGTTCTCCAGTCTCTGAGCATCAATGTCGTTCACATGGACAGCATCCTTTGGCAAGCCGATAGTAAGCATTCCATTGCCTGCACTTGGTTCCAGCGCACTCTTTATCTCCTTTCCATTACCCTTTACATACATATCTGCAAGGAAAGCGTAAGGGGCAGGTGTAGAATACTGCTGCTTCATCACTCGCTCGGAGTCTCTCTGGTTGAGGCTTGGTTGGTTCTCGTAAAGTTTCTTAATGCGTTTGAACTTCTCTGCATTATTGGTTGACTCCGAAGAGGCGATGCCTCTTGCTCGCTGAACAATAGCTGTCTCGGCAAGTTCCTGCAAGTCTGTGTCCTTCACATCCTTCAACCCGCATTCATCAGCCATCTTTCTGAGTTCCACGATGCCGTTAATCTTCTGACCGAAACCAAGACGAGTGTTAACCCTATCCATAAACCTCTTCTCGCTCACCTTTCTCTGCTCGGCATTCTTGGAGTCACCCACCAGATTCTCCTGATGCTTAGGAGAAGTCTTCTCGTAGTAGTCAGCCCAGTCCTTCAAGCTCATGCGCTGCTCGCCATCACGATAGCGAATATTCATCATCTGCTCGTAGATAGCATCCACATCTTCTTTCTTGAAAATCTTGGCAGCAGGAGCAAACTCCTTACGCATTTCCTTTACTACGTCTTCAAGATTGTGCATACCTCTCTTAATTCTAAGGTAAGCATTCTCTGCCATTGCACTCACCAGTTTAGGCAGCACCTCTAATTGTCTTGAATTAAGACCGATAAAGGAAGAAGAAACCTCATCCTTACCAGCATTCATAAGTTCTTTCCACAGGTCGTTGACCTTTTTGTTTGAAGCTGATACCGCTGCATCGTCGGCTTTCTGCTGAGGCTTTTCGCCCTGTTCTATTTTCGTTTTCTTCTCCTTCTCGAATCCTTCTGCTGCATTCTTGATTTCTTCCATAGGATTAGCAGATGGTTCTGTTTTAGAAGTGCCAACCTTTGGCTCAGCATTCAAATCCTTACGTTTAGCATAGATGCTTTCGTAGATTGCACGGTGCAAATCATCTGTCACTTCTCCGTTCAGATAGTCCAAAGCCATATCCTTGGATAAATCATCCACGTCAGACTTCATGATTTCCTCCTCAGTCAGAGGATGCTCTTTCTTAAATTCAGCGGCAGCAGCCTCAATCGGGTTATACTGAGTGTCTGGCTTCTCTTCTTTAGGAAGAAGTGGAAGAGGTTTTTCTTTTACCTTACCGTCAACATATTCGACAACCTCATTCAGGTCGCCAAACTTCTTGCCATCATACTCGTAGTATGAACCAGTGTATTCGCCCTTATCGTTAGGCTCGTCAACCTTAATAACCTCCTTGTCGCCATCAATAAGAATCTTCTGCCTTGTGATAGGACCGTTCTCAGATGGAGTTTCGGTTTCCTCATCAGTAACCTCAATACGACTTTCAAGTTCTTTGTTTACTAAGTCGTCTGGTTCTTCTACTCTTGGTCGCTCTGGTTCTGCTCCTTCTCCTGCTGATCCATTTCCTCCTGATGTTTCTTGTTTAGGTTCTTGAATGCCTGAAACATCATTGCCTCCTTCATTTTCTGAATGTCCTGTGCCATAATCTTGCCATTTTTTAAAGTTTAAATACTCGTTTATCAACTCTTCCTTGGTAGGAGCAGCCTCGAACATATTGCCCTCGCCAGTATTTCTTGAAGCGGCAATTCTGTTGTACTCATCAAGCAAATCTCTGAAATCAGAAACCTTGCCCTCCAAGGCTAAAGCCATCATCTGAGAGATAGATGAGTAACGCTTTGCTGCGTCCTCACCGAACATATCCGGTGTTCTCAGAAGTGTATCAACCTTGTTTCCACCCTGTCTTGCCTCATAGAGCAACTGGATAGCCTGATCAATCTCATCACGAAGAGAGTAATCGCCAAGTTTCATATTGTCCATTACCGAACGGATGGCGTTGACGGCCTTGTTCTTCACCGCAGAGTCGATGCCAAGCATTCTGATAGTCTCTGGCTTGAAGATGGAACCCAGGAGAAGGTTCTTCACATACTCCCTGCCTTGTGCGGAAAGTCGTTCGGGATTATCCATCATCTGCGCCACCTCGTTTTGTCCGATGATGCCTTTATCTACTAACGTCTTCACCAAGTCATTTATTGCCTTGGAATTGTTAAAGAAAGCATCGAGAGAGCCGCTTCCCTCAATCTCGGCTACAATAGCGCCTACTTCGTCAGAAGTCAACGTCTTGGCCTTGGCTACTGCCTGTTCGGTATTACTCTGAGTCTTCTTCTCGTTTCTGTTGAACTTGGAGAAGGTAGCTGTATCGTATGGTAATCTCTCATCGGTCACCAATACCAGACGTGGGTGCTCGATACCGCTCTGCTCAATCTGCTCACGAGTAAAGCCGAAGTTCTCTGCATTCTCCAGGAGGTCGTTGATGTATTCGCCATCCGTACCTTCCTTTGCAGCCTTCTGCCCTGCCATCGTTCTACCATTGCCATCATATACGATACCCTCGTCAGATACCACTGGCACCTGCTCGATAGCCATACCGTTATACTTTCGGGCAATCTGGTCCGTATTCTGCTGAGCCGCCTTGTCGTGCTCGTAGTCACGGTCATTTACGGTTCTGCCCTCTGCATCGGTAGGAAATCCCTCAGATTTCTTGTACCCATTGTTCACATCATGAGAAGGAGTAAGACTTTCAGCCGGAACAATCTCATAGTGTCCCTTGATCTTGGTTTCTCCGTCTGCCAGCATACGTGTGCGCTTGTTGCCCACAAGTCTTGGTGCATTCTCAAACTTCTGTGCGGCCACGCTGCCAGCCTCATGGGCACCCTCAGTCTGTTCTGTATTACCCACAGTCTCTGCCACCTTCTTGGCGGTCATAGTCTTCTTGATATTCTGAGCGTGCTCTAACTGCTTCTTGGCAGCCTCAACGGTCTTAGTCTTCAAAGCCTCCTGCTCCATGATGTCGTTAGGCTCGGCGGTATAGTCCACCTTTATCCTCTCGGCATCCTTCAAAGCCTTTTCTGCTTTCTGAATCTGTCCGTCCACCACCTTATCGGCATTCTCCCCGAAGTCCTCAGTAAGAATCTCTGCGCTCTGCTCAGGAGTCATTTTCTCATAGTCTGGTGTAGGTCTTCCCTTGCTATCAGTAATCATAGGAACATCTGTTCCATCAGCAAATTTTCGTGTAGGAAGAGGCTGTTCTACTTGCTGGGTCTGCACCGTTTTAGTATTATTATTTTCTGCTGCCTCTGCATCACTTCCAGTAGTTTCTTTTGCGCTTTGTTGAGGTTCTTTAATACCTGCATTAGTGTTACGTTTTGTTTCTTCTCCATTTTTATTTTCTTTTGGTTGAACTTCCTGCTGAGGCTTTGCAGCATCCTGCATCGCCTGTTCCTGCGCTGCCTGATTGTAAGGCTCAGAGTTCTTCATCTGCAACTTCTGACGATACCCATTAGCAAAATCGTCTGCACTTTGAGTACCAGCGAGCTTCACTTCGTCTGACTTGACATATACTGTCTCGCCACTCTTTGGGTCAAGACAAACAAGCATATCACCAACGCCTTCCTTTGCCCTTCCTGTAGTGGTGTCAAAAGCCACTTCACCAGTACCAACAAGAAGCGTTCTTCCGTTGTTGTCCTGCACGTAAATCGCCTGTTCGCCATTCTTTTCCTGCCCGTTCAATGTTCCGTGGAAAGACCAGTCCTGAACATAAGAAGAAACCTGTTCGTCAATGGCGTTCTTGGTAGCCTCCTGCATACCCTGCACTCTTGCGTTCGCATTGATATAATGGGCAAATGGCTCAAGCTGTTCTACTGTCAAACCTCCCTGCTGAACCATCCAGTCATAAATCTGCGGATTGGTCAAACCCTGTTGTTTCAGTTTTTGGAAATTCTGACCGAATACATCATTATCACGCATAAGCTCATCCATTCCAGCCTCAGCCTGTCTCAACCCGTCAAGCTCTGCTTTAACTGCACCGCCATTTGGCTGCTCAGTTCCAAGGTTGTTGTCTGTTGCGACATCTTTACCATCCATGACACTCTGTTCTTCATGAACTTTATTTGCCGGGAACACTTCCATTTCTATAGCCTTTCTAAGCTGAACGCAAGCATTCTGCTCTGCATCACTTCGCTTCATTGGGTCTTTATAAAATGCCTTTAGCATACTTTCTCTATCCATACCATTTTTGTTTGCCACTGCATCAACGATAGGCAAGAAAGAACCTCTTTCAGAATTTAATACATACTCCGTAAACTGATGGTCTATTTTTGAGCCGCCTGTTTGCATACCTTCAACAATCTCTTGAACCTGCTCCCAGTCTTTCGCATTCTTCTTAAAGAAAGAATTTTGCAAGTCATAATTGTTTCTATCTAAGCCAACCAACAGAGCAAGAGCATTCTTAGAACGCAACTCCTCTTTTCTTACACCTATTTCGTAAATGATAGACTCCCTCTTGTCTTTTGTGTCAAATCTGTGTTTTGACAAAAGTGTTCCGTCAGCAGCATACTCGTTCACGGTCTTATAAGTATGTATGCGATTGTCTCCATCTGTTCCATCTTCTGTTCCATAGGATATATGGTCCATCATAGGACGAGACTCAGGCATTGTGCCCATGACCATAGTAGTAAATTTTGCCTTGGCATCCCAAGAAACATTTGGGTCAAGCATGATTTGCTGATAGTTATTGAGTAGATCCGAACCATCCTCGCTCTTCTCAATATCCTCAGCTCTGTATTTTTTAGCCTGTTTTGCCCAGCTGACAATATTCTCCATAGGCTTCATTCCTAACTCAGAACCAGCAGCAAACAACTGATGTTTCTCCTCGTCAGAAAAAACATGAGGTGCTGATTTTGCCTCGCCAGACAAGAAAAATCTTGCAGTCTTTTGGGCAATATTGCTGGTAAAGCTGAATGGCTTGCCGTTTCTATCTGTTTCCTTTTTGAATAAATCTTTCGCATGGGTAAGTTTAAAGATAACAGCACTCGCACAAGATTCAAGTGTTCCCTCTGTAGAGAAACCGTGCCAGTCATCACCAGTAAGAATATGATTAGCATAGCTTGAAGCAACCCCACCTGTAGCCATACCGATACCTTCCATACCAGTTTTAATGCCCTCATAGGTAAGTTTTTGCCCCATTTTGTTAACTCTCTGCTTCCACGTCTTTTCCGTTCCTTTAAGACCAATGCCATGGCCAAAAGCTCCAACTGCGCCACCCATGCCTTCCATAGTAGCAAAGCTAACACCTTCTTCCAATCCACCTTTGGCTGCTGCTTTCAAAGTTCCCCAAAGCGAAGTATCTTCTCCTGTAGAATAGTTCTGAACGGCTCCGTTGATGGCTCCATATTGAAAGCCTGTAGCTCCTCCATGAACAATGCCTCTTGCTACACCTTCAAACACTCTTTGTCTCAAAGACTGGTTAGCCACTCTCGCCATCTGCTGAGCTGCATTACCAAAAACCTTTTCTGTCAAAGCTCCAGCTCCGACACCTGCGAGATTATACAAAGGCGCATCTGCTGCAAAAGCCACAGCTCCTTTTGCTGCTTTTGCCCAAGTGCCCGGTTTATAGTTTGGATTCAACCCTTCTTCTGTCATTGCATCTGCTTGCTGCTGCATTTGCCTCTGGCTTTTAGTAGAAGTAAGACCAGTAAGCAATGTTCCTGTGAGAGAATTAAGAATGCCGCTTGCAATATAGTCAGATGCACCCTTTGCCATCATGCGGTTAAGCTGAGTATTATTGAATTGTTTTCCGGCTTTCTCTATCAGGGCTGGTGCAAGTGAACTTTCAATATATGTCTCTGGGGAAACTCCGAGTTTTTGAGCATCAGACAACACTCTCTGCTTAACCTTTGGGTTAGAGAAGATACTTTCTATATTCTTCTGTATGTTCCCTGTGATTTCTTGAAGCTGCTTATCTTGATCCATTTGATTTTGGTAAGCTCTTTCACCAATCCACCAGTCTGCACCACCAGTACCATGAACTCCACTGTTTGCACTCAACGTTGCAAGTCCTCTTGCATGAGCCGCCTTGAACTCGTCTCCTATAACCTTATCGAGATAATCGCCCATTTCAGAACCAACCAAAGCGTTTGCACTTTGGTTCATTTCGTCCATCAATTGTCCCTCAGTCTTACCTATATAAGTATCAGCAGGTGTATTTGTTTGCATGATAGGTTGAGCATGACTTGCCTGTCTGTTTATTTTTTTTGCAGCAGTCTTTGCCGCCTGTCTTCTTATCCGCTGATTTCGCTGATACACTTGCTGGGTAGCCTTAGGTGAAGTATAGTCAACTGGATAACCTGCTCCCTTCTGCGCATCATCAATCTCATACAAAGACTGCACGAAAGGAGAAGCACCCTTTGGGGCACTCTTTGGAGCCTTGCCTAATTGTGTTTTTAGCCTATGAGGAACCTGCATTGCTCTCTGTGCTGTGGTCATAGGCTTCTGTGCTACTGGCTTTGTATTACGCTGAGGCTTTACAGCATGAAGACCGAGTGCCCTTCCGAAATCCTCGTAGGTATCACCGATATTCGCTCCGTCCTGTTTCATTGCCTGATAGAAGCCGAGTCGGTTTCTGTAGCCTTCCTTGCCCGGCGCAAGCATCAGTTTCTTGAATTGTTGTCTTGTGCCAATCTGCGCCCCGTCCGAAACAAGCGCATCGTACATTGTATCTATTCTATCATGTGCCATATTATGATATGTTTATTTATAATTCTTCTTGAACCAATTATTCAGGGCATTATGTTTCTGAGTACTTTTTGGTTTGTTTCTTGCTCTCTTGGCCGCATTCTGCGAAGCTGCTGCCTGACTGGTAACAGATGCACCCTTTCTTCTTGTGGTGGTCGTTACCTCTGCGCCAGTCCTGTAGTTCGTAGTCTTTGTCGTAACAGAGGTAGAGGACTCACCCTGTGGAAGCCTGCCGTACTCACGGTAATACTCCTGCTCCCACATGGTCTTGTTTGGCTGATACCTTATCTTTCCATTTTTATCTTCAAACCAATACTTGCGGCCAGAGCCACTGCCACTTCCTGAGCGGCCTCCACCTCCTCGTCCCTTATGGGTAGCATTGTATTCTGCAATGCCAAGACGTTTTTCTGTCTGTTTGTCCTTGACCTTATCGCGCTCCTGTTTGTACTTGAAGTCTCTTTCATCCTTTTCGACTTTAGCTTTTGCGGCTGCAGCATCCTTGGCTTTCTGGTAGTCGAACTTGTCTTTACTTAGATTCACTCCATTCTGTTTAAGCAACAGGTTCAACTGGTCGTAGGCGTTCTTAGCCTCAGCCGCACGTTCCTTCAAATTGAGAGTTGCCTGCTTGAAAGCCATATCCCTATCAGCTGCATCCTGCTGTCTACGTTCCGCCTTGCGCTTCTCGTAGCCTGCCAAGAGGTAGTCCGTAGGGTCATTGAATTGCTGCAAAGGACCTCCCTTATAAGTGTTCACGATATTACCCATGTGACGGATAGCATCCGCAAAGGTTGCCAAACGCTGCATATTTTGTGTATGCCGCATATCGTACTCTTCGTCAGTCTCTCCATCACGTCTTCCAGGCCTAAACTTGGGAGCAAGCCCCTTTATCCAGCCAAAGAAACCGCCATCCTTCTTTGTATCATCGGCTGTAAACTCCCTTCCAGAAGAAGGAGAAGATACTCCTGCCGAGTTCAAAGCTGCTGATAACGAACTCAAGTCATTCTTGTCTGCACCAGAGGGATTGACAAACTGAACACCACCTGTTCCGTACTTTGGGTCGGGGGCCTTGCTGTCTGGAGTCAAGTCGGGAGCTGTGGCAACAGCCGGCATCTCAAACTTGCCAGTTGCACCGCCATTTCCACCAAAGAAATTCATATCCATCGGCTGAGGAGAAACAGGTGTAGAAACTCCTCCTGGCGCACCCTGCATCGGAAGCTCTCCTCCATTCTTCATGGCGTAATTCTGCTGCGCCATCTGCTGAACCATAGGAGAAGGCCCCGTTATAGTCACTCTCCCTTTGTTCATATGCGTATTCTGGTTATTGTTTGTTGGCATAGCTTATTCTTCTTTAATAATAATTTCGCCAAACAGAAGAAATCGGTCTATAACATCATTGAGAACTTTTGAAAGTTCCTCTGCTGCTTCCTCGTCCTCTTTAAGAATCTTAGCAAAATCCTTACCGCATAGAACCATTACACCAGTATGGTCAGCGCCTTCTTCTGCAACATCAACCCCAGCAATATGGTAGAAGATACCATTGCCGTCCTCGCTAAGCTCAGGAAGCTGAAGGTTGAATCTGTAGCCATTCGCCCAAAGACGACATTTCTCGAAGACATCAGAAGGAACGAGGCCTTTGCTAACTATTATCTTAGCCAACTTCTGAATCATCTTTTCAGCAGCAATACCGTATTCACAATACTCCTTAGAAACTTTACGAACCTCTTTAACCAGATTGTTTGCTTCTTCCAACTTCTCTTTCAACTTTTCGCATTCCTTCTCGCGAAGATTAAGATTAATCTTGGCGCTATCACGTATCTTACTAATATGATCTACCAAGGCTTTCTGCGCCTTCAACTCCTTGCCCAAGTCGCCAATCACCTCGTCCTTCTCTGCAATCTTCAAGTTCTTCTTGCGGATAATCTTGTTGAGTCGGGCAATCTCTTTGTTGAAGCGCTTAATCTTCTTTCCCTGCTCATCCAACAAAGCATCGTTGAACTGGGAGGCTGCTTCTTTAAGAGCAGGGTTCTTGACTGTATTCTTGTTGTCTTTCCACTGCAATTTTATTCCTTCTGCTGCGCTCAATGGAGTGCCTGAAACTGGAGACGGTGCTTCCTCTCCTGCCCTCATCTTCTTGGTAATTATGCTGCGAATACGAAGAGCTGCTTCTGGAACGCAAACACTAATGCCATTCTTTGCCACAATACGCAAAGCTTCAAGAATCTCTGGCTTCTCATTACGAACCCATAGCTTTTCTTCAAATTTAAGAGGCTTGTCGAACTTCTTGAATCTAATTCCCAAAAACTCTTTCTTCAATATCTTCTTTGCTTCTTCAAATGTCATAATCTATCAAATTAAAATAATGATTAAAAAACCAGCAAATGCGCCAAATACATCTGCTATTATATCCTTGTTGTCAAACAAGCAGTATGTGTTATAGTCGTATACCTCCTTCAATATGCCGGCAATAACCGCAATCATACAGGCTGATACTGCCGAAGCTGTAGTACCCAGACCGAGCACGTTCATATTAAAAAGAGCAACAACCATCGTGATCAGGCAGCAAGTTTCAAAGTGCAATACCTTGTCTTCGCCGCCAATTCGCTTTATAAATCTCTGAAATCTATTCATATTCTTAATATTTAACTTCATTAACACTTTCCGAAAAATAAGGGGTGGGGAAAATCGGAAAACCGAAATAAAAAGGAGATGGGGGGTGGGGGTCGCATTTTTATATTTGTATTTATCTACTATAGTTTGAAACGGTGGTCAATGGGGGTGCCCCTTTGGGTTTGGTTGTGTACGCCTCCTTCTCCATGTTCTTGGCACTCGTTCCTCTCGTCTTTGCCTCCTGCTCCCACCGAAGCCTCAAGCCTATCCAAACAGCCCATCAACGCCCTCTGTGACCTTCTTAAGCCTTGCATCCGCACTTTCTCCGAGCGCAGATGTTATACCAGTGTTATCACGGCTACCCATATCACTTGGTTTTAGACTGTCATTCAGCGACTTAGCCCCTTTAGGTTCTGACCCCAACTGGTTCATACCCGCCTTGAACAGAGCATTGCTCATATTCTGAGCCGCCTCACTGGTATTCTGTGCGGTCTGCATGGCGGCTTGCTCACGTTCCTGAGATTGCCCAACTTGGTGTTGGAAGTGCGCATCAGCTACTTGCTGTTTTCTTGCAGTGTCATTCGCTCCGATGTTGGCGATAGTGTCCCCTACAACCTTGTTAGCCGCTTCCTTCGCCATTGCTGTAGCCGCAGCAGTACCACCGCCAACAGCAGCCGCACCATCAGCCTTGCGGACGTAGCTGTCCTGCACCTCTTGCGCACGCCTCATCAGGTTTTGCCCAGCCTTGGTGTCGATGTAATCGGTATTGTACTCCTTATCGTACCATGCCTTTTCTGCCGCTGCCCTGTACTTCCGCTCTCTCTCCGCCTTTTTTGCCTCCCTACGTGCCTTTGCACCACCGAACAGAGAAGAAGCAACACTGCCAGCCAACATTGCCGCAGTGGCTATCCATTCACATCGAACACCGAGAACCGGAGATGCACCGCCTAAATTCTTTGGGATTTTCGTCAAGATTTCTTTCATAATAATTGCAATTATTAATTTACCAATGTATTTGTGTCGGCAAATATATATATATTTGACTCTCGTTTTTCACATTGTAGCCCTACCCCATTTCCCTCCTCCTCCCACAAGTCCTTTTGTCGGCGACCAAATCATGGCTTTGCCCATCAAAATACTCCTCAAAACGTCTATCTTTGTAAACATTTTGCACTTTTACACTAAAAACTTACACACCTCATTATCAGCACTTTAGTTTCACCTCTTCCAGAGAGTGAACACAATTTTTCTGTAACAATATTTTACTTTTCTCTATCATAGAGCATTTTTGCCCAAAAAATCATGTTGCACTAATAGGTACGCACGCACGCAAGAAATGATGAAAAATACTATCTCATCACGTAATACAGCTATCATTCAAGCCAAAACTCTCGTATTTTCAGCATATTCGGGTAATTGGTCGTGTTTTTCGCCAAATTCGCTAATTATGAGTCGTTTAAGGGCGTTTTCTGGTCATTTTAGAGCCATTTTCTTGCTTTCCAGGCGTGTTCTTCAAGTTTGCGCAGAATTTATCGCAAAATAGGATTAAGGCTTTTAGGAGGTGTTTTTCTGCTGTTTTCCTCTTTCCTTTCCTCTTCTTTTCTTTCCTCCCTTCTTTCCTTCACTCTGTATTCTCTGTTTGTATGTTTCTCTGCCTATTGGTTATCTGTGTATGATGAGGAAGGGAGAGAAGAATACCTTTGGGAGATAAGGCAACGTGGGGGCGGGGCTGCGCCCTCACGTCCCTGCTGTGGGGCTGCGCCCATTAGAACTCCTCCTTTACGTAGTTGTATGGTCCGTACATAATACGAGCACAATAGTAACATCCGTCAAATGCTTTATCATACTTTACAACATCAACAACAAAGCCAGTGTTGAGACCTCCACCTTTTGGGGATATACCGCTTTCATAGTACTTGAATCCGTTCTTATCCGTACCCTCATTCCATGCAGTGTATTTCCCTTTTGCTATAGACCAAATGTAATCTCTTTTGTTTTTCGCATCATTGGCAGTCTTGCAGTCTATAGTCATAACACATTGATTCATGTAGCTATTTAGTCCGTCTCGTTGAAAGTAAAAACATATCGAAGAAAAGCTAATACCGCCATACGACTTGTATTGATAGACTATACTATTTTCATCAGTAAACAAATAGCTTGGTTCGCCAAATTTTTTCTTAAGCATATCTTTTGCGGTCTCGTAAGGCACACCAAACCGAACACCGCAAACCTCTTTGCAGGTTTGTCCGTCTAACCATCTATAATATTTAGGACTACCAACTTGCCAATCCTCCTCTTGTGTATATCCGACCAATGCAGACAAACACAACAATCCTATTAAAAATACCTTTTTCATTTTGCTATAGCCCTTATCTCTTCAACTTGATTCAAGAACTCATCCAGTGTGTCGGCAGTGTAGTGAATGCCCTTGAACCGAACAAAGGCAGCGAAGTCGCTTTTCTTGTCCTCCTCAAACAACTCTGTAACATTACAGCCGATTATCTCAGCCATTTCGCACAACCTATCTACACCAAACGTCCCTCTGCCTAACATTTGGTTAAGAGATATAGGCTTAATGCCCATTTTCTCTGCTAAATCCTTTTGTTTTAATCCATGCTCTTTAAGCACTTCATTTATACGTAGTCTTGCCATAACCTATTCAATTTTTCGCAAAGATAATGAAAATATAGCATATTGCAATAATAAAAACAATATTTAACCTATTAATATAGCGCAAAAACATACTTAAATCTTAAACTTATGTGAATATACTATAGTTTTCTATAAATAAGAGTTAAAACACATAAGAAAATTACAGAAACATTTGGAAATTATGCAAATGTGCTATATCTTTGCAATCGAATTCAGTATTACACTTGATTTCACCGAAGAACGCAAAGCCCGTAGTTACGATTAGCCGAGCGGAGGGAGCATGGCAGAGATGCCACCCGATAGTTGCCGTAATGCAGCCACGTATGTACATTTATATACGTGTAGGTCACAAGCCCTTCAATGCAGAGTGGAGAAAACATTATAACAACATGAAAATCGAATTGACAGACAAACAGGCACAGGTATTATATTACGTCCTTGACCGAGTGAACAGATGCTTGGAAAAGGACAACCTATTTGGTGGTACACTTTACCATGATAATGGAAGTTTTCTTTGCCAACTTGAACCAAGCGAGAAACGTTCACTTGATAGAATTATAGAAAAAATGAGTAAATAATTTAATTGGATAAAACATGAAACCGATTGATTACAGAAAATTGACAAAGGAAGAACTATTAAGCATTTATAATAGTAACATGAACTATTATAAAGCACACAACATCAAACGACCATTTGGCAGATATGCTGAATTGTTCTTCATATTGTTCAACGATGGCACAAACTCTTATATGTGGTCACTTGAAACCATTTGCAATTGGTTTCCTGAATGCGACCGCACAAAGTTAGAAAAAGTATTGAATATATACATTTAATAGGATAAAGATATGCTTACAATTAATTCTAAAATCGGAGAGGCTACTCTCTCAGAAAACGGAAACAAAGAACGTATTGACATTTGGGACGGAAACGTTCTCGCAGCATTCACTTCCGACAGAGAAACAGAAGACGGAAAGAAAGACAGAATACTATGGGGATTTCTGTGTAGCAAGGACCAAGCAAAGAGTATGGCAGAACACTACAAAAAGAAAGGTATAAGACTATTCGGTGCTGAAAGTGTCGATATTAAGATGAACCTATATTTCCCTAAGGCAAAGGAAGTGGTTGAAGTATTGACACGTACCTTTGGATATAAGGTTGAATGCTACTATGAAAAGGTGAAGTAACACCTTGGGGAGATAAGGGAGGGCTGCGCCCTCCCCTTGCTGAATGTGGAACTATAAAATAAACGATTAAATAAATAAGACTATGGCAAAGGAAGTACATGTAATTTTAAAGGGAGACTGCTATTCAATGAATACTTATTGCAGCACCCTAAAAGAGTTCTTGGATATGAGACATCTAAGAAGAAGTGATGTTTCCGACTGGTGGAAAGAGTAATGGTATGATTACAATATCGGAAGAACGGATTTGCGGAGGGTGCAAGCATCATGTTTATCACTTCTCTCCAATATCACAAGATTACGATTACTATACTTGCAGACTGCATAAATGCCCAAGCAAGTGTAATCAAGGCATTAACAATTAAAATTACGATTATGGCAAAGAAGAATAAATACTGCTATGGTTGGGCAATCTGGACTAACTACGGCTATGGATGGGAAAAGGAGAGTGTTTACGACAAAAAGGAAACATCATACTCGCAAGTGAAGGCCGATGCGAAGGAATACAGAATCGCAGGAGCACAGACGAGAATCACAAATACCAGATGGTTGAACGGATTAAAGGGTACGATAATAAGAAAGAACAAGACTTACGAGCAGCAAAAGAAATACTACGATGAGAGTGGAGATTTCGAGAGTTTAGGAGCCATCTTTGTTTACTGGCTTGAATGCGGCAACGAGACCGCAGAACAGATGCAGGAGACATTCAGAGAAGGCAACAAAGAGTGCAAAAATTTCATACTGGAAGACTTGTACCACCTATGTGACAAAAAGCAACTTTACCAGTTTGTGAGAATCTTCTACTTTGGTAAGAGATAACAGGCTATATCGGCAAGAGTATAGAGGCTCACAGGTGGTTCAAGACCACCTGCCGAACGATTAATCAAGTGGGACAATGGCACTTTAGCAGATTTCCGAGGAATACACCCACACTAATAAAATTATTAGTCGGAAATGCGGGCGTGATATACCTTAATATCAGATGAGCAAAACATCTAAAAGCCGTATCGCTATGCAGAGCGAGGGAGAAAAACCCGTAAAAAGACCGATGCGAGGGCAGAGCATGGGGCTAAGGAAAAAGCCTGAATAAACGAACCCGAGTTTACGGCAACTCGTAAAACTGCAAGCCAAAATCTCTTGTGTGGAGTGAGATTGAAATAAACCACACGTTGAGCAACAACGTTAAGTGCAACGAGCCGTGCATAAGCGGACAAAAAAGGTAGGGCAGCGGAAACGTACACCTCCGCACAAGGAAAGGCGTAGAAGCAATCCAAAAGGCTTCCAGCGGCTCACGACCGCAACGCCTACAAACGTATAACGATAAAAAGAAAGGACAAAGCTATGGACATTACATTTTTCGCACTCACAGCGGTAGTATTCTATGCGCTTGGCGTAGCCGCTGGCAGACACAACGACAATTTTAAGGAATAAGAAAACAGATAAGATTATGAAGAAGTACATCAACCATTTAATGGTAGTTGCAGCCATCGCTGCAATGCCGGTACTTGCAAGCGCATATACCAACGCACGCAAGGAAGCAGACAGACGTTTGCTTATTGATTTCATTGAGTATTGTCAGAAGAACAAGGGGCTTGAGCAGATTGATCCAAACAAGGACTACAAGAAATCAAGCTTCCACGACCTCAGGAACATGGCTACCTACTATGTAGAGCAGTCGTGCTTCTATGATGTGACAGACTTCGATGAGCAGTATAAGATAGACGAAATAGTATATCACAACGACAAAAACAAGGAACATGGCAATAATAACTAAGTTTTTCAAGGGAGCGGGATATTCAGACAAGAACAACGTGAGATATATCGCACGCACAACCTTTGTTCAGATAAGGACACCGCATTCAGAGAGATATTATTTAGTCAACGGAACACAAGTGAGCAAGTCAACTTGCTTGCAGAGAATAAAGAAATAACAATTATGAAAGCTATACCAAAAGACAAGCAGATTGCAGAATACACACTGATTTCAGCACCTATAGACGAAACTAACGTCCAGTCGGACATCATACGGAGAGTATTCGACAATGAGGAGTGCATAACGAGAAAAGGCACATATATCTCGGGTATGTGGAGGATATGGCTGTCAAGGCTACTATCTTCTATAACAACGTATTCTTTACACTCATCAATAAGAATGAGGCAGACAAAGGCATATTCGCTGGCACTATTCTATCTCGTATAACAGAAGACGAGTACAAGGATATATATATTGGAAACTCTTTCCAGTATATTTGCGAGGATGATGACAATAGGCTTGTTGTTACGATAAATTACGAGGGAGACGGAGAGGTTGTAGTTATGTTCAACCTGAATGTACTTTCGGATGATTTGGTATTTTAAGAAATTATCGGCTGAGTCTGTAAAAGCAGCACACCACAATGCAACGTTTGTGACAGCCACAAACTAAAACGCAAATAATATGGAAGATATTTTATCAAACATCTATGCGGACGCATACCAGTATGCGATAAGCAACGGAGCGACAGAGAGACAAGCAGAGGAGTATGCACTCGACTGCAAGAACGAGGTTGAACAATTTTACAATTAAACAGCTATGGTAAAGTTACGTGATTACATTACAGAGCAGTTAAAGGATATGGCTGCAAAGGACGAGAATTTCAAGGCTCGCTATGAGGACAAGGACAAGTCTATGGACGAATGCGTGAAGTATATCTTTGAGCAAGCGAAGAAGCAAGCAGAGAATAATTGCGCAGCGATAGACAATGATGAGGTGTTGAACTGGGCAGTACACTATTATCAAGAGAAGGACTGCAAGCCAAAGGGTAATGTTGTAGCAAAAGTAAAGGCCTCGTCCCCAGTACTGGCGAAGCCACTACCAGCCAAGCCCCAGCCTAAGAAGAAAACAGCACCAAAGGCAAAGAAAGCAGAGTCTAAGGCAAAGTTCATCGAGTTAAACCTGTTCGACTAAAACCATTTCGAGTTATGAAACCAAGAACCAAGAACGAGGAGCAAATTGTGAAGCTATCCAGCCAGCTGGGTAGCATTTGCAGTCGTGATGAGCAGAAACTCATCAAGCAGACGTACGGAACGTGCGAGTACAACGATATGTACGACAGAACATACGCAGTCATCAATCAAGCCTACAGAGGCTATCAGGTAATGAGGTATTTCCGCATCACCCGACACCGCAACCGCAAACGTGAGGTATCATACTCCCTTTGGGAGGTGCAACAGGTATGGAACAAGAAAGGTTCACGGCAGACAACTCTGTCACGTAGACGTGCGATGAGTTGGTGTCTTGATGCATTTACCTACTCGTCAGACCTTACCATACGCCCACAGCGCATCGACATACCTTACGAATACTTATACAATAAGTCTCTCGTTGATACATACCAGTATTGCGAGCCTTATATGGAAGCAGCGCAGCAGGAAATGCATAGAGCAGAGATATACAAGATACTATCGAAGAATGACCCATTCGAGGAGACTCTTTTCAAGGCTTCGCCAGCATTGTTTGCGCACGCCCACAGATACGTGCGTGACACAGAGCCTTATATGGCAGCATACAAGGTTGCTATCCGTCACGGCTATGCCATCAGCGATGTATCTATGTATGTTGACTATATCAGTGCGCTTATCTATCTCGGAAAGGACACGCACAACCCATTCTATGTATGCCCAGACAATCTTCTTCAGGCGCACGACAAGTATGTTGCTAAAATGGAAACAGATAAGAATAGAGCAAGAGAGGAAGAGCGCAGAAAGAAAGCACTCAAAGACAACGAGCGATACGTCAAGGAGAAGCAGAAATTCTTCGGTATCTTCCTTTCGGACGGAGAACTTACTGGCGAGGTGCTGAATCCGTTGATGAGTTTATCAAGGAGGGAGAGGCAATGCATAATTGCGTGTTCGCTTGTGGGTATTACAATCGAAAGAACTCTTTGATTTTCTCTGTACGTGACAAGGACGGAAAGCGAGTGGAGACCGTAGAGTTCGACCTTGTAAGCGGAAAAGTCATACAGGCATACGGCTGCTGCAACAAGATAAGCAAGCAGCATAAGGAGGTGCTTCGACTTGTCAATTCAAGCGCAGCCCTCATCGAGAGATATAACAATAATAACAACACAATTAAAATCAAGGCAGCATGAAGAAACAAGAGTTTATTTTCGTCTTCCCCCAGTCGGGGGAGACGATTACGAGAGTCATGAACCCTCTCGCAGTAAAGGACGCAGTGGTAAAATACCTCAAGGTTCAGAACGAGGTGCGTGGAGACATCTGCATCATCAGGAACGGACTCAACGAAGTAGTCGCTATGGCATACGTCAGCGAGACGATGAAAATTTCTTTTTTCACTGAAGACGAGTCTGTGAGCGACATCAAGCCAATCGAAGTGGTAGAGGAAGGAGGCGCATCATGAGTAAGCAAGAGTGGTTTATTCTGATTATGTTCATCCTGAGCATTATAATCGGTTTTTCTTCATAAGAGAAGGTAACGGGAGTCCAACCAACTCCCACTTTTTTTATTTTCGATATGACAAAGAAAGCAGTAGTATATTTTTACGATGAAATCTGTTGTGTGGACGACACTGAAATCCTGTACGACAAGAAAGACCAGCTGGCTGATATTGTTGTAGCTATGCTCAGAGCCACGGCAGAGGCTAAAACGGCAGAGGCTTACGATGCAGCCACCAGCAACCTAATCCTTAAGTACAACGTGTCACGAAAAGGAAAGGTGTCGAAAATGCGCACATCAAGGCGAGGAGGCTCACGTCCAGGGGCTGGGCGAAAAAGCAAGGGCAGGGAAAGCATACAGCATATCATCACACTTCGAGTGAACGCAGATACATACGATTATCTCCAGTCACTTCCCGACAAGTCGCTTTGGATTAGAACAGCGATAGCGGAGAAACTTGAACGAGATAATACAGCAACAGGGCAGTCGTGATTTGCGACTGCCCTGTTTTTTTGTTTCTTCTGATTAATCTTAAAAACGGCAAACACTATTCTCACGAACCATGAATGCCTTGGGGATAAAACCAAAAATCTAACTTTGCCTATTTCAATTTACTAATATCAATAAATGTGCTATTGTTCCCTCCGGTAGTGACCTGAGGAACAGAGCCATCCCATTTCTCAATCCACATCTTTTGGAGAATAGCAGGAGTAAGTGAAGCAGTCTTTAGCTCGTTAGCCTCACGTTCTGCCCGAGCCTGCACAAGCATCTTCTCAGCCTCAGCCTTCTTTACTGCGACCTCATTGAGTGCTCGCTGTGCCTCCTGTATTGCCTTGTTCTTCTGATTAACAGCCTCAACGATAGAACTTGGATACTTAAGACCAGATGTTAGCTGTTCAAGATGAAAATGTTCTTTGGCAAGGGCCTTACTAAGTTGCGTCTCAATAGCTCTCTCTACCAAGTCACGATTGCTAACAATTTGGTCAGTTGTGTACTTGTTCAGCTGAATGCGGAATGCGTCTTTTACGTAGTTAAATAAAGTGCCGTTGATAATATCCTTCAATTCCTTGCGGTATTTCTTGAAGACCTTTGGCGCATTTCCATCCACCATTTTCAAAGAAACAGTAGGATCAACGGTAAACTCAGAGCCATCCTTTGCGTTAATGGTGAACTCTGGGTAGTCGATAGTCTGAACAAACGTAGGGTACTCATACACCTCCTCAGTAAAAGGATTGTACCACACACGACCTGTTACCAGACTCACATCATCAACGCCTTTGTCGGAGCCGTAGAGATTAACGAGAATACCCTCTGAACCTGCATCAACACGTTCGCTGCAAGAAGTTAAACACAATGCTGAGAAAAACAGCGACAACACACACAATAATTTAATCTGTCTTTTCATTTTCGTTATTTTTGAATGTTAAACAATTTGTTGCTACCGAAAACAGAACCCAAAACAAAAGGACTGCTACACTAACAATGTTTGTCGTTGTATCTGCCTTGCTTACGCCTCTAAGTCCGACATCTACAACCATAAGGGTTATTACAACCCATGCCACGAATGCGGCAATTTTCCACTTAATTTTCTTCATAATCCTACTTTATTTTTATAATAGTTTCAGCTAACTCAACAGCATGTTTTGGCACAAAAAACCGATTAACCAAATCATCACGCAACTCTGTTGCTAACTTGTTGATTTTAGGGAGTAGATTCAAAATGCGCAGTTTTTCAGATTCAAAATCACGCACCTTGCGCTGATAACTTCTTTCCAAATCCTCAGCCTTATTTTTGTACTCCTTTTCGAGTTCAACTTTCTTCAAGTCGTACTCGCTATCGAGTTTTCTTTTTGCTTCAACATAATATTGTCTTTCGCAGTCTCTATCATGGATACTACGATTAATCTCATCTTGCATAGCCTGTTCGGCTTTCAAGCGGACATCCTCGAAGTTAACATAGGAATCAGAAGATTCTATAACATCTCTACTCACTCTGCGTTTGTAAGTTGGTAATCCACCCGGGCCATAACCAGAATCATAAGTCTCGTGTTCTAAAACTGTCTCTTTGCGAAGAATAACCTTTGAACCTCCTTTCAAGGATTCGTTCAACTTTTTGAGTTCCTTTACTTGCTCCTCTAAATCCGAGTTACGTTTACGTATTGCATCGTACTCAGACAAATCTACATTTACAACTGCCATATTATATAATTTTTAGTTCGACATTTGCTTACTATTTACTTAATTTATCCAATTATTATTTTAATTTTAAAATGGATAGTTTTGGATTCCTTTGGATTCTTGGTTCCCCTTATCGCACACGTATGTGAGCGAATCAGAAAAACTAAGAATCTGAGTATGGATGAGTCCCATCATCCCCCATCATCTGGTCACTTGATAATTCTACATCAGTTAACCTAAGCAGCATAAGGAGTAGATTCCCCTCCGCTCGTCTTCTGCTATCAGTTCCTACGATTTGCCATGCGGTCTTCCTTGCATTTATAGACTCGATGAATCGGAAGGTTTTTAGCCCATAGTCTTTCATCTTGTCTCGTCTTGCCTTGTAACTTAGGAATACAAAAAAATCCCCAAAGTTGTGTTACGACCAACTAAGGGGATCCATATATCGTTACCTATCGAATATAGGCAGCAAATATGCTATGTTTTCTTTGCCAATCGTAACTTGACGAGTGCAAATGTACTCTTTCTTATTCATCTGCGCAAGTTTTTAAACAACCATTAACTTATTAAAAAAGTGTAAAATGTTCTGATTTCTGAAAAATAATGCTAAAATTTTATGTATATAAAAATGTTATCACTATCTTTGCAGTGTGTATGTAAGCATCTCTATTTCTGACGATTATAGTGACGAAGTTGTGAACCCAACGGAATCACTCTCATCATGATGCAAAGCAGGTGATATGATCATTAGATTGTATCACCTGTTTTGTTTTAGTACATCCGAAATCGAAAATGACTAATGACTAATGAGCGAGTCATAAAACGTTTTCATCAATCTAAGTAGTTACCAGGAATGATTTTTATTTTTTTGTCAAAAATATTTTTTGTTGAGAATATTTTTATTTTTGTCAAGAATTTGAGAATTTTTTCTAATTGCCTAACTCTTCGGCCAGTGAACGCTGTTTCTCTAATTGGCTTTCCCTTCGGTCGTTAGAAGTTAAAGCCAACAGCCTTTTTGGTTGAAGATTTAGCCATAAAGCATATGGCTTTAACTTCTCTAACTTCTTTAAATTCTTTCACTTCCCCATTTGTGTAAGTTGTGTAAATGATAGTTTAATACTTTGTCAGCTGCCCGATAGTGCCACCTTTTGGGTCTTAATAGATGACCGGCGCCTGTCGTCTGTTGTGACCGCCCTTGGTCGTAATAGATGCCTCCTGAGAGGCTTCCTGAGCACTTTCATTGGTTGACGGTGCAAAGATACAACATTTTTCGGCTGTTTGTTCATTTGTAGAATGACTTGTTAAGCAAAACAGGTCAAAAAAGGCAAGAAACAGTGCTGTAAGTTGCTGAGTATGTGTTGAATACGTAAACCTTGAATTTTGGTGTATAACTTTCCTTTTCATGAACTATCAAGATAGTACGAAAAAGAAAAAGTGTCATTTTGTGTCATTGTCATTTTGTGTCATTTTTGAAATTCAATGTCATTTCCACCGCTATATAATAAATAAATATAAATATTTATTTATTATATAGAGCACTTTTCTCTTTCAAAAACGAAAATGACACAAAATGACAATGACACAAAATGACTTATTTGACCGGAATCACCTCAAGCATAAAGTAAAGTAACATTACATATTCACCATCTGTCAGGAGAATAAAACAGAAAAAATAATCATATTAAGATGTCCAGACTTTCTTTAAAATCTGTTCATAAAAAAGAAAAACGTAAGGTTACAAATTAACAATATATAACATAAAGAAAGCTATTTAACTCATATTTAACTTTTATATGAATACTTATTGCTATTATCCATGTTTTGATTTGTATAAATATACTAAGCCACATCGTCAAGGCATAATGTATAAATATACATTATTGAAAAACAGGAATTTTCGGTGCAAAAGAACATTGTAAACAGATTTTACAAAACAGCATCTTCTTCTCGTTTTCTCTGTCATCAATTTCACATAAAGAAAGTCATCAGCGAAAGCAAACCGTCTTGCCATATCACCATTTTTCCTATCATTGTTGACAAGAAAACCTACTTTGAATACACACAATGAGCCAATAAAACACATCATTTAATGACATTTTCCTCATTTTTATACTTAACTTTCGTAAGAGAAGCAAATAAACATATAGACAATACTTTCCAGGCATACCAACAAAAAAAAACCTTCAAGAATAATCTTGAAGGCTTTCTGCGGTGCGTACGAGACTCGAACTCGTGACCTCCTGCGTGACAGGCAGGCATTCTA